GTTGCGAACGCCGCAATTGCTGACGCACCACTTGAATAAGTAACTGCACCCAATGCCGCCGCCGTATTTACTGACGGGGTTTCTTGGAACACCATTAAACCAAATCGACCATTTGTAGTAGATTCAAAACCACCAACGCCTGTAAACCCATTAAGAACTACGCCCGCATTACCAAGTTGGAAAACACCTCCGTTTAATGTGCTAGTTGTTCCTGATGTAATTTTGTCAACCGTCAAACTGTTTGCGGTAATTGCACCGCCATCAATAAACGTAGTGGTTGTGCCGCCTGAACCAACGGAATTTGAAAGGTTGGTAAAAGTAACCAAACCATTTAAGTTTTGCCAAGTAAATACCGTACTAATTGTTTCGCTATAAGTGCCGCCAAAAGTGTTTTCTTGGAACACAACAAGAACCGCCCAATATTTATTGTTAGCAGATGTTGTTGAAACCGCGCTTGGGCTAAATGTTGTAGCCCATCCGCTTGCAGTTATGGTTGCGGTTTGCGATGAGAAGTTATACGCAACTTCGGATGTAGTTGGTGCGGTTGGTGCGGTTGATTGTCCCGTATTGTAGAAAAAATATACTTGTGCATTACGAGGACCCGTACTTCCGCTACTGCCATCATCAACAACCGCCATTGTGATGCTTCTTGTAATTGCACTTGTTAAATTACTTCCATTAACAACCAAAGACGCGGTAACATTTGATACGCCTGAATCTGGCGTAATCGTAATTGTAGAAGCAGAACCAGTTGTAGGCGTTGCGTCTGTAATTGTCCATGCGTATGTTGGCGATGTAACGTTTTGCGTTACCGCGGTAAGCGTAGCATCAGATGGCGTAACAGTCCCGCCGCTTGAACGTGAAAATACTGTAAACCCAGATATGTCAACAAAAGGACCTGCCGCGCCCGCGCCCGCTACGGGTGTCCAAACAAATGCGCTACTTGCCGTACTTAAAGCAGATTGCCCAATTTCATTACCAACAAGGTAGGCAAAATAATAAGTTCCCGTATTGATGATATTGTTTGTAAAAGTATAGTTAAAGTTGTTGCCAATAGGTTGGCTATTGCTTGAATTTGCCGATGCAAGTAATTTCCAATCCGATGCGCTAGGCGTTGCGCTTGTTGTAAAGAAAAGATTTACAAAAGTAACGCGCCCTGTAACGGGTATGAAAACTTGTACGCTAACATTTGGAACAACCGCGCTAGGGAAACCCGTAGCCGTTGGCGCGGTTAATGATGAAAAGAAAACTGGCGATGATAAACCGCTATTTGGTACGGGTGTAAATTGCGTTATGTCTTGGTCATCATAAACTTGCGCGTTGTATTCAGTTAAATCTAATTTAGCACCTAATGAACCATCGGGTAAAGATGCTTCGTTAACTTTCATAACGCGGAAAAGTTTGCTTGACCATCCGTAATCGGAATTGGTAACGCTGACTACATCGCCCGCATCTACTTGAATTCCGTAATAGGTAGTGCTAAAAGAAACAATTAAATCTTCGCGGGCTTGTTCCAACAAACGATTAGCAAGGTAATGCGCTTGCACGGAATCGTTAACTAAATCGTATGTAATTGAATATTTGTTAACGGGTTCGTTGGGATACAATAAACCGCTAGGCGTTTCAATGTTTACAAATGCGGCTTGGTCGCGGTTTTCTTTAAACGGGAATCGCGCTTCTACTTGGTTAATTGAACTTGTAATATCGGTTGCACTAACGCGAATTTCGCCAATAATGTTGTTGTCATCAAAAGCATACGCGGTAGATTCGGCTTTGTTAATAACAACTGACCATTGACCCAATGCCGCGTTATAGGTCATCCAAGAATCACAAGCGGAAACAATACGGTCAATGTTACTTAATACAGTTTGCCCTGCATCTAACACGCCATTGATTCGATAACGAGGTTGCGTAGCAGGGTCGCCATCAGCATCGGTAAATGTAATAAGTTGGTCGCCATAAGCATTTAAAGCGGTTGCGCTTGCGCTATTAACAAACGCCGCATCTACTGCGCCGCCATAAACGGTGCTTGTCATGTAGTCATACCAAACATCGCCCGCTTTGGCTACGCCTGTTCCGTTTAGCGTATGCGCTACTTTAAAAGTAATTGGTTGTAATTGTGTTGTATCGGCATCGCGGTTATAAACCAATTTAACAATAGCAAATGCTAACCCATTCATTTTTCTAGGCGCGGGCGTAGTTGATACCCATCTTTGCGCTACGGCAATATCAGAACCGCCCATTACTACAGTAGGTGCTGATGCGCCATTTGCAGAAACTATTGTTCCCGTTGCATTAGAAGTATAAAGATTGATGTAAAGGTTGCCGCTAATTTTAGGGTCAACATTTGGCGGGTCGGCTTCATCGGTAAGGCTAACAACTTTAGTTAAATCTGTAGCATCAAAAGTAATAAGCCTGTCGCCGTAATACATATCGGCGGTATCAAATGTAAAAGTACCATTAGGGCTAATGCTTGAAATAGCCAAAACATAGTACATTGTTTTTTGGTCGGTTGTCAAAACCGCATCAACGAATGTGCCGCCCATGTAGGCATCACCGTACACAATAGGAATAGCATTTACTGCGCTTGGCGGTACTTGTTGCCTAACGCCCATGTCTTGCTGAGTCTCAGGGTTGTCGGCAAATACACGGGTAACAATTAAAGACAAAGCAAAGTTAACGGCAAAGGTTGCCACGGCATAACTCATGCCTAATTCCATAATTGCGTATGCAACTAAAGTACTAACCATTTTTATTCCCTAACAAAAGTTGCGCCAAGTGCTTTGTAGCCCCTGCGCGTGTAATCAATCAAAGGACCGTTAGCAGAAATTGAAGTGCAAACAAAATCTACATCGCCCGCTTTTAGCATTTCTTTTGCGCGTTCATCAAACGCTTTCCAAAGTCGACCGCCAATTGTTCCATTTCTGTGTTCAGGTTCTACCCACCACAATAATTCGTTTAATTCTTTTACTTTGGGCGACCAAATGTTAGAAGTTTTGTAAGCCACAATTGCGCCCCTAAGATGCGAATCAATATAAATAAACCCACGCCCTTGAATAATGCTAAACAATAATTCTTCAACATAACGAGGAAAGTGATTATTTGATTGACCAAGTTTTTTAATAGGATTTTCATAGGCGTATGCTTCCACAATTTCTAACAATCTAGGTATGTCATATCTTGTTGCGGGTCTTATCATGTTTAATCAGGGCCTCCACCGCCGCCGCCATCACCACCGCCGCCCGTATCAGTAACCGTTGTTTCGCTTGCTTGTGTTTGTGTCAATGGGGGAGAACCAAAGTCAAAATATTGGTTTGAAATTTCAGAAACCCTATTCATTGATGTGTCATCAGAATATAAAAATTGCCAATTGTTTTTATTTGTTTTAATTCCTGACAATCTATTTTCTAAAACGCGGCGCATTGATGAACAAGAAATAGAACAAGTTGCTATGCGTGTACGCGCTTCAGAATTAAAATCTTCTGTAATAGATATACTATTGATGATGCCTTGGTAGCGTTTAAAGAATTGGGTTGTTGGCGTAGTAATGATTTGGTTGTTTGAATCAAAGAACCCGCGCCAAACTTCTACCAACGAACCTTTAATGTTGCTACTAAGAATCAATGCCACATTGGTTGGGTTGATGCCTGTCAATTGAATGGTCATGTCATCCGATGTAGCCTTAATATCGCGCTGAACATCGCCAACGCTAAGTAGCGCACCAAGATTAGAAAAGGTAATGCCGCCAACCGTGATAGGCGCGGCGGCGTTGCAGAATGTGTAAACAGTTCCCGCAGTACCAACGGTAAGTTTTACAAATTCCGCATGGTTAATTTGATAACCAGTTACCGCGTTAATTGTTGTCATACGATATATTCTCTAAAAACAAATGGCGAATCCCATTGCACAAACGCGCCATCCGTCATTGGGTTTAATGTATATGTTGGGCATGATTCTGCAACAACATTAAATGTGCAAGCAGTTCCCAAGAAAACAGTTGTACCCGATGCGGGCGTACCAATCAAAGGGCGATGTATGCTGACCGATGAACCCGCGCTATCAGCGGTAATTTTGTAAACATAACCGGAAACCATAATAAAATCGCCCGCTTTAAATGTTCCATTAGAAGTTAACGCAAGTGTTTGCGTATTAGCCGCTGGCGCACCGTTTAAAGTTGCCGCGGTAGCCGTTCCACGCATCTTTACAAACCATTGTAAATTTGTACTTGCAAAACTAATTTGTTCAGGCAATTGCCTATCCCTGTTATCAATAGTTTGGATAATGTCGCGAACTTGCGGATAGTAAAGATAGGCATGGGGTTGGATAGTAAACACCCAAGGCACGGCGGTTAGGTATTGCGCTACGGTGATATAACCTGAACGCGCTACTTGTTGTCCAACCATACGGCGGTTGTTAACCGTCATTGATTGTTGTATTTCAAAAATGGTTTGGAAACTCATGCCCGACCCCTATTCACCGCCAACGATTTATTGGCGTACTGATTTGCCGCCCATATCGCATTAGAACTGCCGTACAAGCGTTCTTCAAACGATTTGGTATCTATGGCATTAATGTAATTGTTTGTCACCATTGTTGTGCCACCCATACCGCTTAACGCATGGTTTGGAATAATATTCCCCGCTGTCCGTGGCACAAACAATTCGGGTCCACGTTCACCCACAATGCTTGCTTGACCCACCGCAGGAGAACCACCATCAGCATATCCGGGAACGCCTGTCATTGCCGCTGGTTGATAAGGGTTTGCACGCATACCAAACATTGACCCAAACAGCGAACTTAAAAAATTAGATGCCGCGGCTTTCATCTGCATGGCAATCATGTCTTGGATAATACTTTTGGCAAGGTCTTTAAATCCAAGTTTGCCAGTACGTACAAACCTATCAATAGCCGATTCCATATTGCCCATTACTGATTCAAACGCTTTTGCACCTTGTTCTAATTCTGTCGGCATATCACGCAAGAATCGAGTCGCTTGTTTAGTAAAGCCTTCTTCGTACGTGCCTTGGCGTAAATTTAAAGTTAATTGATATTTTTCACGAGAAATTGCTAAAGATTTTTCTGCCAATGCAACTTCACGGGCTTCCGCTTCTGCTCGGGCTGTTGTAGTTAAATCCCTGCGTGCATCCAATTCTTCTAAATTTGCCGCAAGTTGTTGTCTAATCTGCATTTGCTCACGTTCAAGAATAAAATCTTCTTGACGCATTGTTGATGCTTTCATATCCAATCGCATCATCTCTTTTTCATTATCAAGCGCAATGTTCATTAAACGCTGACGTTCTGCAACTGCACCATTTCCTTTTTCGTACATACTAAAAAACTCAGCCCGTGCCTTGGCATCTTCTTCTGCCGCCTTTTGCGCATTAGCCGCACCTTGGGCATACAGTTGCATTTGTCTTTTTCTTGCCGCTTCTGCTTCTTTAGATTCGGCAACTGAACGACCACCACCGGCGGGTTTTGTTACAGCAGTTTTCTTTGATAACGCGTCAATTGAATTTCCATATTCACTGACACCCATTACTTTATTTACAAACCTATCAAGGTCTTGCCGAGCAATAATGTCGGCAATTTCTTTTTTACCAAATACATTTTCAAAATCTTTGTCATCATACGATGGGATAACACTTTTGAAAATTGTTATTGTTAATTGCATTTGTCTAAGCAAACCGCCTAAAACAAATGCCACTTCCGCAATTGATATTGCTATTGTTTGGAAAACAGTTTTAAATATAGGACCAAGAATATTTGTTTCACCGGCTAAATCTTTGATGTAATCAATACTTGCTTTTAAAACAGGACCCAGTTGCGTAGCCAATGTAACCATTACATTGCGGGATGTTTGTGCTAACAAATCGTAAGTGTCAGCGGCGGCTTTAATTGCTTTTTCTTGTTCTGCAATAATTGGATTAACTTCGCCCATTTTTTGGGCAAAACCAACCATGTCAACGCCCTTGGCGGCTTTGGAAAAAACCTCCATTGATTTAGCACTACGCGTAATCGGGTCTTCTATTTTTGCTAAATTGGCAACTAATTTGTTTAACAGTTCTTCTTGGGAAAGTTTGCCTAAATCTTTTAAACTGATACCCAACGCAATTGCTGTTTTTTGCGCTTTATCAGAACCGCCAGCCGCTTCGTCAATAAATTTAGCAAACGCCGATAGCATCTTGCCCGCGTTGTCTGCTTTGCCACCCGAATTTGCAAGCGCATTGGATAACTGTAATACAGTACCAATTGCAACTTCATTGGCTTCGGCTACGTCGGCTAATTCATCGGCATATTTAACGGCGGCAACACTTGCGGCTAATAATGCGGTTGCACCTATCTTGCCAAATTTTTCTGCTGATTGGCTAAACTGTTCAAGTTTTTTGCCAGCCGAATCTAATCCTCGGCTGAACTCCGCAGAATCTAAGCCTAGAACAACGCCAAGGCGGGCAATCATATTAGCCATGTTTTACCTCAAACAATTTTTTATCAAACCCCTGTGCCTGTGTCATAAACATTAAAAGGCTATCGTTGACAGCCGCTTGTTTATTGCCCTCAGGCAACGGTGGATAGATGTAATCATACGCATTACCAAGGATGTTGGCTAGTTTATAAGGCGGTGAATTTGCCGGTCGCATATAGTTAAACACCCCGTTTGTCAGGGTCGCTATTTGCGTTAGCACGCCATAATTTCCAACCAACCCATCGGCATACATCGTTTGGATGTTTGCCATGGTTACATCGTCAATGTCTTGTATTGTGTCTAAGGTGTGCCCGTTGAAAATCATTGCCGCTTGACATTGACTTTTCAACGAGCCTATTAGTTTCCCCGCGCTTCCTTATATGTTGGGCTAATAACTTCGCCAATCTTTTCTACAATCTGCATTTGTACCGAGATTGGAAATTCATCTTGTATATCGGCATAAGTTAAATCTTCTAGGCTTGCACCTTCAAGTTCGGGCACAAGCAATTTAAAAAATTCGGTAATACGCGCTTCTGTAATAGCCTTGTTTTTTGACGCTTCACGCATCGAACGGCCTTCCACCAATATGTCGTTATCGGTAAATTTAAAATCTTCGGTTTGAGTTGTTTCAAATTTTCTCAAAGATGCGGTAATTTCAACGTAAATTTTTTCTACCGTTTCATCATCCGGTTCAGATACTTTTTTATAAATTTCTTCTGATTCCGCTACCAATGGAATACGCACCTTAAATGTATGACCACCTAATTCAAACGAACGAATTAGAAGGTTTTTTCTGTTGGCTTGATATTTGTCGCCAAACGCACTGGAAAATTTTGTCATTTTTGTTTTGCCTTATATTGTAATAACCGCCTACCGATAATTTCACCAAGCCTTTTGGCGGTCTGTTGGGCTTGGCCTTCCATTGATGTTCGTAAAAAAGGGTGCGCGGCATTATGCGCAGAGCCAAACTCTTGCGCTATTGCCCTAGCATCGCTTTTAATACCTTTGTAATTGTGTGCAAGATAGGCGTTAACATGAGCATCACCACCCATTGATGCTAAACGCCTTTTGGCTTTTATCAAGCCTTTACCCTCACTCATCTTGGCTAATTTTTCACCTGATGCCGTAGTCACTGCCGCAATGACAGTATCGGTTTCGGTAATATATTTAGACCGCCTATCACGTCTTGTTGGGCGTCTTGCTTCAATTTGCAAAGATAGCCTAAGACCACCAGTATCAGCCGGTGCTCTGGAAACGGCTTGAGTTAATACTGGTTGCATTGCCTCACGTACTGCGGGCACTAGGATTTTACTTGTGGCTTTTTTGTCACCAATTTGGTCTGCCAAATCATTAAACGCGGCAAGCACATCCTTCAATCCAACGATGTTGAAAGATGCTCGCATGGTTTATCCCGCCTTAATAATTTTATGAAATATAAGGTGATTGACTTGCAGTGCGTAATCTACGACTTCATCGGGTGTCATTTTGTCAGCATGATGCTGTGCAATTTGATGCGCAAGCGTTACCGCTGTCATGCGTTGCTGAGAGAAGCCAAACCAATCCTTGCGAGATTCGGCTTGGCTTACTAGGAAACCCAACAAATCGTTACTGTCTTTTATTGTCGTAGTCATGTTTTATTCTTTTATTTTTTTGGTTGGTGCATACGGAAAGTATGATGCCAAAAACTGTAATGCAGTTTGTTGTTCAGACCCTGCTGTAGCATTTGCCAAAGCATCCGCTACTTCTTTAGGGTCTAACTCCATGCCCCTGACCACAAGGTCAAAGGGCAAGTAGGTACTTGTCAGCAATGTTACTGCGTCATCAATGGTCATATTAAGCGCTGGCAGACCAGCCGTATAAATTACCACGGGGATGAATTGTAAAATTAACTTTCGCTTCGGCTCCGGGAGCCGAGTCAATAGTCCATTGGCTCACGCGACCATTAAACGCATAAATTACAATGCCAGTGCCATCAGTAGCGGAAATAACAAACGTGCGGTCAATCGTGCCGTTGTAAGCATCACCACGAAGCAATAACAAAACTGTGTCGCTAGGATTCCAAGCGGCTGTAATGCTCATACTTGTCGGTGCAGATTGCACAGGAATTTTGTCCGATTGGCGTGAACCCGCAACTCCAAATGACGCAACAGCATCATCTTGACCAAATGCGGGGATTGCTTCCACCGGCACTAAGTTACCGACAACTGCCAAGGCAGAAACGGTAGCATAAGTTGACAATGCCGCAGATGTTAATGCGGTTGGTGTTGCGCCCGGCTGTGCGTATAGTGTTGCACTAAATCCGGGCAAAATTTTTGTTGGTAAAGCCATTTTGAGTTTCCTTTAAAGAGTTGAAAAAATCGTGTCTTATGTTGGGATATCTATTGTGCAATCAATAAAGATTTCAGCCAATTTATTCTCGTTGTCGTAACTGTTGTACAGCCACTGGCAATCGGCTTTGGAAATATTAAAACCACCGTCAGCCGGATTTCCTAACATACCGCTATAGCCGTGTAGCGATTGTAGTACCTGATTGGAAATTGTAAAACCATCTTCAATCACTTGCGTAAAGATACTTATCTGAAACACGGGGCGGTCAATGCCTTTAACCGACTGGTACGAGCCGGTATACACGTCTTGGTGCACGTTCCTGAGCATCCATGTAATAAACTTAGGCTGTGTCGCAAAATTGCGGTTAAACGCGGCATATACGGGTACAGGCGTAACAATGCTGTTTAATTGATATTGAATCGCTTTGCCGTAATGAACAACATTTGTTTGCGCTGTCATACTGCCACCACTGGGTCGTTACGTACACAAAGCAATCTAACAGTCATGCGGTCATCCGATTCACGTACACTGTCAATTCGCCAATTAACATTTTTCCAAGCAATTGAATACAAATTTTGACTGTCCACAATTGTTCTTGTATTTGGCGTGTAATTTAGCGTGAATTCAACAACGTCAGCATAAACCCTGTATTTTTCCGAAATGCGTACGCTATTGGAAACGGAATGAACACGCGCCCGTGTATCAAACCATTTTGTAATAGTCGTAGATTGCTCACCAAAGGAACTCGCGCCAAAGGTTAATTGATTTACTCGGATGTTTTCAAAGCGAGCAATGCCCATGTTACATCACCAAAGGTTTGTACGGGCGAAGCAATGCGGCAACGCCAAAGGGTACTTCACGCAACATTGATTCCGTTGTATTGGAACGATTGTTATACAAGTGCGTTAACAACATTAATGCCGCTTGTTTAATTACGGGATACGTTGAAATAAACGCAGAATTTTGCGTGTACGTTACAACGATTGGATTGGCTACAGTTTGATTTAATGTATTAGGAATTGTGTTAAGTATTACCCTGTTACCCGTTGGGTCGTAAGAATAATTAGTTGAGGCAATCAATACTGGCGTAATGTTAGACGTGGAATAAAATTCAACAGCATCAATCGACACGCCTACCGAGTTATAAGCCGAAACCGCCACCTCAGGCAAATCTAAAAACACCGCAGTGTTATACAACCCAAAATTAGGGTAATAAACTTTGTACGTAGTTTGATAAATAGCCGCGCCAATAAAATCCTCAATCGCCATGCGCGTAGCAAGTTCAAGCGACTTTAAATATGTGTCTTGACTTTCGTCATCAAACAAATTTAATTGTTGCGTGATTTCTTCAAGCGTTAGCCACGGCGTTGCTACGTCGCGGTCAACTTGCTCAAATTTGGCGTAGTTATACGGATTCCGTTGATTGGAAAAAAACGGCGCAAGTGTTTGGTTCTCAACGGGCATATTTAGCCCCTTTAAGCCGCGCTTGCACGAACACCGGCAAACGGGTCACGTACAGTTGTAGCAACCCGTTTTTCCGCGTACATCGTCAAAAATCCGGGAGCCGATTGTTCGTATATTTGAATGTCAATTTTTTCAATATCAGCAATGGTCAGGAATCTATCCCAATTAGCCAAATAAATTGGGAACGTTGCATTAAGGAAAGAATTAGGAATAACAGGCCATCCAAAGATAGAACCAACTGCGCCGCCTTCTCCCGCTTCGCCTAATTCCAAAAACAATGGTAAACCCTGCGTATCTTTTAATTGACGCAATGTTTGAATCATTGTTGGTGTCATGTGCCACGCCGTAGTTGGCAATGACCAATATTGCGCTGGCAATGCATTTGCGATGTCAACAATTTTGTTGTACGTCACAGCAACGCCGGCAAGCGATACAGTTGCCAACGTGTGTATGCCATTTGTAATTGCAGTACCGCTTGTACCAAACGCGGATGTTGCACCGCTTGTGTATGAACTTAGACCACGCAAACCATAAGTTGCGCCTGTTGTCGTTGTTGTTGAACCCGCTTGGTCATTGTTCGTAGCGATTGACGCGCCTTCTTGTTGCGAAAATTCCAACGCAAGGTCTGTCAACAACGCATCTTGCAAGCCGTTAATATCATCCATAGCGGCAATACGAACGGGCAAAGTTGCGGCAATAATGCGTGTGGGCATTACCCAAAACGACGTAGCGGTGTTTGGTGAACCCGTGTCAGGCGTTGCATTAGGGTCCCATGGATTTGCGCTTGTTGCGTTACCGGTTTTGGCAACAAATTGCACAGCCGAACTATCCTCGGTTTTAATGTTGCGTGAACCCATGCGGAAAGGGTTTGCAAGACGCAATGCCGTAAAAGCATCATCAAAATAAGTGCGACCACCAATGTCCAGACCCGAACCAGTAATTGTTGAGGCTTCACGCAAATCAATGGTGACTTTACCGCCCTCGTTAATTGCTTTTTTGATGCCGTCTAAAATTCTTTGGTTTGCACTCATTTTGATAATTCCTTAAAAAATTAAAAGAGGGGGAACCTCAATTCCCCCATCTTATGCTTATTAAGCGTAACCGGTCGCAGACGAACGATAACGAATAATACTGAAAGGATCGACCACGCTGGTTGCCAATCTTTTCTCTCCAAAAAATGTGATAAATCCGGGAGCCGTTTGTTCGTAGCGACGCAGAACCATGTTCAACCTGTCTACGATTGTATGACCGCGATTCCAATCACCAAAGTACATTGGGTACAACGATGTAGAACCACCACCGCCAACAGACACAGGGCTTTGTAAGTAGGAGTTAACCACCACATCAAAACCGAGCAATTTGCCAACGATGCCATCATAGATTAGCGGAGACATACGTTCAAACACTGGTGTGCCGTTGTCATCAACCAAACCACGGATGCCAGCAAGCATCAATGGGTTAATAACAAAACAATTACCAGTTGACCAATATTGCTGTGGCAATGAGTGAATGAATGTAATCAAATCACCGTATGTCACATTATTGGAAGCAGTGCCACCGTTTGTGGTTACTTGGTCGTATGTTGCAATGTTGTGCAAACCATTGGTCGATGCAGTACCGCTTGAACCATACGATGCTGTACTGATAGTGCCGCCCGCGTATGAAGCATTAGCACCGCCGTACTGATTTAAACCTCGTAAACCATTCGTCGCCCCGTATGCTGTGGTGGTTGAACCGGCTTGGTCGTTGTTTAAAATCATCGAGAGGCCTTCTTGCTCCGAGAATTCTTGGAGCATATCGTCAACGACGTTGGCTTCTAAACCATCAATGTCATCCAAGGCCGCAGTACGGATTGGAAACTGAACGTTGATGTCTTGCATATTTAATTGCCAAATAGATGTGGCTTGAGTTGTAGCCCCACCGTTGTTTTGGATTGTATATCCCCAAGCCGCGCCCGCGTTGCCCGTTTTTGCTCTGAACTGGTAGGATGAACCATCAGTAGAAACATTACGTGACACGCCGCGCATTGGGTTAATCAAACGCAGTTTGTGGAACACGGGGTCATACGCTGTACGACCACCAATGCCAGCACCGGAACCTGTGAGGGTTGATGCCTCAGTCATGTACGCTTGGTACTGGTCATCTGATTCCCACATTTTCAATTCTGTTTGAACACGGCTGTTACCTTTTGCAAAGACAGCCAATTGCTCACGCACGCGACGATTTACGTCACCGCGAACAGTTTTGTGTGGTGTACGAATGTACTCAGGGATTTGAATAGCAGAAACTTTGGCTTCCAAAGCGGCAAACTTTTCAGTCAACTCGGCTTTTGCGGATTCCACAGTGGTTGCAACTTCGGCTTTCACCGCTTCAATTTTGGATTCGTTTGACACGGCAATCGCGTCAACTTTTTCCAGTACTTTATCCATAGACATAATAATTTCCTTTAGATACGTTTTTCAAGTGCCTTCACCAACTCACGCGCTTCAAAAGCGGCAAGCAATGCGTCGGCTTCGTTTACCACCGCATCAGGCTCACCCTGAGTTGGTAGAGATTCAATTGGCTTCTGAACTGCCTCACGCTGTTCCATTGCTTTCTTGAATACCAAAGATGCGGTGGTCGCATCCTTACGAGTCAGACCCGCCTCACGCAAGGTCTTTTCGACTGTTCGGATATTCAGCGCACCCTCGGGGCTGAACATCTCCAATTTGTTAATTTCCGCATTGGGATTGTTTGGGTACATCACCACGGACACTTCGCGCAAACCGCCTTTGGTAATTTGAAAATAAGATTCTTCATCGTCATCTTCAACAGGGTTTCCAGCCGCGTCAACCATTTGTGCCTCGTCAGCGTATGCGCCAACGGATACACCGCCAAACATCTTGGGTGATTCTTTTAAAATTTGGTATAGGTCGTTACCGCCAACAGTGTTTGTGTACAAACGACCTTTTGCAGTCATGCCTGTGTCGTCAAACTCAAATGAATCCCATTGACCCATTGGCATACCAAGGTCGTTGTGATTAAGGAACATTGGTAATGGTTTGTCGCCGGAATTAAACGCTTCAGCCCAATCCATAAAGCCTTCGGGCTGATAATTGAACTTGCGACCGTCAGCACCCTCGCGTGCCCCCCAAGTTGTCACTCGGGCTTCCATCATTCCGGATGGATTTTCTGCCTCGTTTGCGCCAGCCGCTAGTTGGACTTGCGCTTCGCAAATTAGCGTGTAATTCTTCATTTATCACCCCATTGTGGATAGATTGATTGTCGTCTCTTATCTTGTGGGGCTTCTCTATTGTGCCGAGTGTAACACCACTCGTTTTAATTTGTGAAGCCAAAATTGCAAGTTTTTTTGCAATCATGTTGTACCAATATTCATTTTGCGCGTTTGATTACCGCCACCACCGCCTGTATCTTGTGGTGATGTCCCCGCGATAGGCTTATCTGATGAGCCACCCGATTGTAGTACATCGCCACCATCAATAATAGGCATATTTAAATATTCTCGCGCTTCATTGGGTGTCATGATGCCTGATTTAACCGCCGCTGTCACGAAATTCATTTGGTCAAGCGGTGCCCCTTTTAAAAAATCTTTGGTGTCAAAGCGTACGCACAAGTTTGGATAGCCTTTAAACAAATGCTGTTTTAACTTTTGTTCAACGCTAATTACCGTCGGATACATCACGGTTTTATAAAACTCATCCAACATTGTTTGCGTATTATTATATTTTTGGTCGGAAATTCCAATCATTGCTGGTGGCACGCCAAACACACCGCAAATGCGTTTCATTGTTTGCTCTTTTAACTTAGCCGCATCCGCGTCTTGTAAGTTGAGCATTTCAATGCTTTCGTACGTCATGCCTTGGTCAAGCAACATACCCTGACCCGCTTTTGATGGGTCTGCGCCACGACTGCCGGTCATTTGATTCCAAGTTTCCTTGATACGCGAAGCAATTTCTTTATATTTAGCATCAGGAATTACTTGGTCAGTTTTAAATATTCCGGAGGGTTTTGCTCCGTTTTGCATAATAAAGTTGGCGTAAATATCAATGTCTTGGTCAAGCGCAATCAATTCCGTAGCCAAAATACCTTTATTAAAACCTGACGAACCTTGCCATGCCGCTTCTTTGATGTGCATGATTTGATGCGAATCCAAAGGCGTGTCTTTACTGAATCCGTATGATGGCGAACTAAGTACGTACGATGGGTAATTGCCCGGATTTAACTTAACCGTGACGAGTGTCGCATCCATGTTATACATCTCGATTGGCGTTTGCACTGGGTCTTTTTGGTCCTTACGCCACCACAAGGTAAACGTTTCACCGGCAAGGTCTTGCCACATCATCCATTGATACCAAAACTCGTATGCGCTTTGAAAATTATTTGGATTTTGTAATAGGTTTAAAACTTGTTGCGCTTTGCCTTTATCGCGTGAGCCAATGCTAGGGTCTAGCAGAGCATCAACTAAAGCACCATCCTTATTCTTTGCCATGATGGAAATGCCGCATTGCGATATAGCGCGAGCCTTTACACCAACGCATCCCATCACTGTGGAGTTGCGCGTTAGCGCAGACATGTCCAATACTCGACCCGCGGTCGTAGTGCTAGACGTTGTTACATAAAGTAATTGTTGCGAAGGCTGTTGTCGATTCTGCCCCATAACAACTTGGTTACCCAGTTGCAACTGTCCAAGAACCGTATTTGATTCGTTTTGAACGCTCTTTTTTCTACTAAAAACATCCAAAATGCCCATGATTTTCTCCAAAGTTTCCGCAATACTACATTAAAACGACCGAAAACCAAAACTATCACTTACAAATGGGTTATCCAATGAGCAATGTGCCGCGATAATCATACTAATAATACCGTCAACCTTTGCGGCTTTGTCTGCTTCGTTCTTGCGCACCTTAATATTGCCATTGACATCCGTATAGCACTCGCAGTTACCTAGTTGCCATCCCACAAAAGGGTTGCCGTTATGCTTAATTTGTTTGTTCAGTATCAATTTTTCAATGTATTTGCTTGGATTGTTTAGAACCGCCATGCCTTGGCCAACCTTTTTAACTGGCACACCGGCATCGTGCAGACGAGCAACTAAACTTGCCGCGTTGTATGCGTCATAGCCTACTTCCTTAACGTTGTATTTTTGGCATTGCTGGTTAATGATGTATTCGCTAATTTCGCGGTCATCCATTACATTGCCTTCGGTTAATTTTAAAATCCCGCTTGCAATCGCTACTTGAAAAATATCTAGGTAGTGTTTAGGTATGTACGCTAGGCTATCCTCAGGCAAGAAAAACTGCCACTCTGCTTCGTAATCCAATTCCCCGTATCGTTTAAGCGTGCAAACTGCGTTTAAATCTCGCGTTGCCGCCAAGTCAAAACCAATAAATACCGCCTCCGGCTCTGTTTGTCTCGGCACGATTTGGCACTTATTATCATCCCAATGCTGTCTGTCAACCCATGCCGCATTAGCAGAAACCCAGACATTTAGTGTTTTACACAAAAACTCATTCAGCGCGGCAGGTTTATGCTTGGCTTCCTCTGCTCGTTGTGCAATAGCATCCTCATAAACAGATATCCCGTGCATCGGATTTGCTTTTGCCCAATTAACTGGGTCGCGCCAATCATCGCCAAGGTCTAGGCCATACAACAAGCCAAACCATCTAGGGTTATCAGTTGCCTCGCCACGAAGCATCGATTGGTACATGGACAAGTCCTCATAAAACTTAGTGTCCTTTGTGAACGAGGCGGTCGTAATATAAACCCGCAATGGATTTTGCCTAGCGACCATACCTGAATGTAATACTTCAATACTGTTTCTGTCTGTAATCTGAGCGGATTCATCAACGACCACGCATGATGGATTTTTACCGTCACCAGACTTTTTGGTATCGCGGCTTAACGCTTTAAAGATTGACTGCGTATCGCCTTTTTTACTGATGTTGTATTTGCTCGGGTTAAACAGGGTCGCTAGGTCGCGGGGCATGTTTTCCACAAAACCCTTGGAAGCATCAAACACAATCGTGGCTTGCTCTCTGTTTGTTGCCAGTGTGTAAACCTCAGGTCCACTTTCACCGCACAATAATTCGTATAAACACAGCACCGCGGTAAGGGTGGATTTTCCCGCCTTGCGTGGAATAAACAAAATCACATCCGTGACCATGCGTTTGTTTAAGTCCTTTTTTGACCTAAACCCGTAGGTCGCGCAAATTAGCAAAATTTGAAACGGCTCTAATAGTACTGCCTCACCGGCTTGTGGTCCTTTGGTGTGCTGTAGTGTTCCCGCGAACTTCAGAACGTGGTCGGGTACTCGGTGGTCAAATACCCATTCCCATTCCTTATTTTCGATTTGATTTATAAACCGCTGACACGCTAAACGAACATCGTTACAGACGTTAATTTCGCCTTTTGCTACTGCATGTGCATACGCTACACCGTCTTGCCAATTCATTGTGCAAATGGTCCTCGCAGGAATTGTGCGACAGGGCTATCCTCCTCGGCTTTGCCGGCAGATAACCTACTGCGTGGGGTTAACCCTAGTTCATTCATAATTTGGATTATGAGCGTCATGGTTTTATTACGCACAGATAGGTAAGGGTTTGGTCCTACAGTTTGCCCGTTATTAAACTTGGTAATTACCCCGCCTTTTTTTATCGCGGCTGTGCACTGCACATAAGTCTCAATATGGTCAGCAAGCATCGCAAGCGTGTGTTTGTCTTGGTCGTTGCCAATGCCGTAAACGCTATACAAAAACTCAGCGGTTTCCTCGATGAATTTATTTTTATCCCAAGCCGCAGGATTGTCCACCCATTCGGCGCGAGGGATTCGTTTTTTAATGTTGTCGGGCAACGCGGTGGGGAATCCCTTGCGTGGTGTCGTTCCGTCAACGATGTGAAGTTCTGGTGGTTTTTTGTTCATGATTTCCGGATGATAATACATCACCCCCCGATGGTCAAATTACATTGCGAACGATTACATGACCGTTCTTGCTGTCCAGTG